TAACACAGGTTAGGAACTACACAGAGGTAGATTCTAATGTATTATCGGATACTTTAATTGATCAGTTCATTAGAAACATTGAGCTCGACATAGCAGGTAAAGTTGATTATGACGATTTAAGAGCTTATAAAACATCAACTACAGTGGCATCACAAAGATACGTCAGTATGCCTGAGGACTTGATTTATTTGAGATCAGTGCAAATCACTAGTAGTAGCAGTCGTATATTTTTAGAAAAAAGAGACACTAGTTTTATTTGGGACGATTCAACCATTGTCATTGCACCTGTGCCAAGTACAACTTTTACAATTCAGCTTAATTACATAATTGATCCACCACATTTTAATAGTTCAACGGCTACTTTTTTATCTAATAACCAAGAAAGCTTGTTATTACATGGTGTTTTGACAGAGTGTTTTAGCTATTTAAAAGGTCCTGCAGATATGTACAGTTTATACAAACAAAAGTATAATGAAGAGATACAACAGTTTGCGATGCAACAAATGGGACAACGTAAACGTGGGCAGTATGAAGATGGAGTGCCAAGGATGCCAATTCCATCAGTTTCACCAAATGCTAAAGGAGTAGGATAATGGCGATAACAACTAATGCAATATGTAATTCCTTCAAAAAAGAATTATTGGAGGGAACACACAATTTTAAATCTAGTGGTGGGAATTCATTTAAATTAGCACTGTATACCAGTAGTGCTACTTTAGGTAAATCAACCACATCGTTTACTACAGATAATCAGGTAGGAGCCACCGGTCAATATGCTTCAGGGGGAAGTGCATTAACAAATGGTGGTACATCATTATCTTCTGATACAGCGTTAGTTGATTTTGCGGATCTATCATTTACAGGTGTAAGTCTGACAGCAAGAGGTGCATTAATTTATAACGACACAGCTTCTGGTGATCCAGCAGTATGTGTTTTAAATTTTGGTTCTGATAAAACAGCAACTTCAGGCACATTTACCATACAGTTTCCTGCTTTCTCTTCATCTGCTGCAATCATACGAATAGCATAGAGGTGACACATGGCGTTAGTTCTCAATGACCGTGTAAAAGAAACTACCACGACCACAGGCACAGGCACGGTAACATTAGCTGGTGCGGTTCAAGGTTTTGAAACTTTTGCGGCAGGTATAGGAAATAATAACACTACTTATTACTGTATTCAGTTAAACGCTGAATTTGAAGTGGGTTTAGGTACCTTATCTTCAGATAGTTCAACTTTAGCTCGTACTACAATCATATCAAGCTCTAATAGTGATAGTGCTGTTAATTTTTCTGCTGGTGCTAAATTTGTTTTTTGCACTATGCCTGCAAGTAAGTCATTAGTATTAGATGCAAATAATAATTTAACTTTACCTGCTAAATTTATAATGCCAGATGTTACTTCAGGTAAAATATTAGTAGGTGATGGCACAAGTTACGAAGAAGTAGCAGTAAGTGGAGATATTGGTTTAGCTTCTAGTGGAGCAATGACCATACAAAGTGATGCAGTAGAACAGTCCATGATAGCCGATGATGCTGTGGGGGCTGACCAATTAGCTGCTAACGCTGTGGTCAATGCAAGTGTGGCCTCAGATGCAGCAATCGCTGACACTAAATTAGATACTATTTCTACAGCAAATAAAGTTGATATTGGTGCACTTGATATAGATGGTGCATCAGATATAGGAGCTGATTTAGCAGATGCTGATTTAATTATTGTTGATGATGGAGCAAGTGGCACCGAGAAAAAATCACAAATGTCCAGAGTCAAAACATATATTGCAGATGTAACATTGACAACTGCGGCACAAACTAACATTACCTCACTTGGCACATTAACGACATTAACGGTTGATAATATAATTATTAACGGAACCAATATTGGGCACACCAGTGATACTGACTCAATGGCAATAGCTTCGGATGGGGTGGTGACTTTTAGCCAAAGAGATGTGCACTCAGGTGGTATTACTATAGCAGATGGTGGACAAATAGGTTCTGCCTCTGATACAGATGCTATAGCCATAGGATCTGATGGCGATGTAACTTTAACACAAGACTTAGAATTACAACACGATGGTGCAATTTTATCGTTCGGTGCTAACGATGAGATTACTTTAACTCATGTGCATGATACGGGTCTTTTGTTAGAGGACAGTGGTGGCACACCAACACTACAATTACATGATGCCAACGAAAGTATAGCATCTGACGGCAGCAAGGTTATTATTACTTCTGGTGGCACTGCATTTAATTTTCCAACAGCAGATGGTTCAGCTAATCATGTTTTAAAAACCGATGGCAGCGGTACATTATCCTTTGCAGCGGCACCTGCTACAGCATTAGATGATATTGGCACAGGTGATGCGGCCTCAACTTTAGCAACATCAGCTGGTAATATTACCATTGATGCTCAAGGTAATGATACGGATATAATATTAAAAGGAACCGATGGCGGTGCAGACACTACATTTTTAACCATTGACGGGTCGGATGGAGGTAAACTATTACCAAATAATGGTATGGATTTAAACGGTAAAGAGCTTATACTGGATGCTGATGCCGATACCTCAATTACTGCGGATACTGATGATCAGATAGATTTTAGAATTGGTGGTTCGGATGTAATGGAAATGAACCCAACTGCTTTTAGCGGTGGTGCAATTTATGAAAATGCTGATGATATTACGGCTAATTATACAATAACCTCTGGCAAAAATGCCATGAGTGTCGGGCCAATAACCATAGCAAGTGGAGTAACCGTAACCGTCCCTAGTGGACAAAGATGGGTGATATTATGACATGTAAAATAAATGCAGATACCAGTGATGGTTTAAAATTAATATCAGATACTAGTGGTGCGGTAGATATACAATCTAATGGTACAACTAAAGTAACTATAGATGCTAATGGAAATGTTAATACTGTAGGACAAGTTTCTACAACAGATAATGGCACAATAGTTACAAGGCAAAATGCTAAACCACTTATTATTAATGGTGCTATGCAAATTGCTCAAAG